GCAAATGAGATTCCAACAGACATACAATCAGCTATTTTATTAGCTATTGTTGAAAACTTGGGTGCGAAAGTAGACAACTTCATTTGGAACGCTGCAACACTTGGTCTTTTTGCAAAGCTTGCAGCGGATGCAGATACAATCGAGGTGCAAAATACTACTATTACAAAAGCAAACGTTGTTGAAGAGGTTGAGAAAGCTTACAATGCTATTATCGACGAAGTAATGGACGAGGAGGATTTAGTTTTAGTAACCTCTAAGAAAGTTCTTAAATTGTACAAGCAAGCAGTAGCAGCACAAGGTTTGAACACCACAGTAGGCGATAAAGAACTTGATTTCTTAGGCTTAAGAATGGAAAGCGTTGGAGCTATTGCAGGCGATCAAATCGTAATTTACCGAGTGAAAAACTTAGGTTTTCTTACAGGCTTGGAATCAGATCTTAACCAAGTTAACGTTAAGGACATGGATGAATCAGATCTTTCTGGAACTATTAGAACTAAAGTAGTGCTTGAAATGGGAGTAGGATTTAGCTTTGCAAGTCAAATTGTATGGTACGGAGACTTTGCATAGTAAATAAATAAATAATTCAAGAAACCCTCTCTAAATAAAGAGGGGGTTTTTTATAAACAAAAAATAATTATGGCGTGTGATATAACAGAAGGCATAAATGGAGCAGATTGCAAAAACGCAGTCGCAGGATTCAAAGCTTTATACGTTGCAAAATTTTCGGATTACGAATTCACCACTTCAGAAGATGAAACCGATGGTATTTTATTAACAGGATTACCGACATTATTTGAGGTTCATAAATTCCCTCTTAAGAATGTTGGTAATACTTACACCGAGCCAACAAGCTCAAGCAGAGATACAGGAACTACAACTTTTAATGGCACTCTAACAGTAGTTTTTACTAAGATTTCAGCTAAGAAATCTTTCCAATTAAGGCAAATGGTTTTTGGTAGACCTATTGTATTTGCGGAAACAAACGGCGGGGATATTCTAGCTATTGGATTGCGTAGAGGTGTGGAGTTTAATAATACCACAAATATTGAAGGGCCTTTGGATGGTGCAAATGCTTACACCTTAGAGGGTGTGTCTCAAGAAGCACAACCAGCTTACTTTTTAGATGAGGCTACAATTACAGCATTGAAAGAGGCGGTGGTCGCACCTTAATAAGTAATTACAAGTAAATAAAAAAAGACTCAGCTTAAATAGGTTGAGTCTTTTTTGTTTCTATTGTTTTTAGAATAAATGTTAGTAATTAATATCAACGACAAAAAAAACATCTACTTAAATGCTGATCTAACGATATCCGAAGTTGAGAATGATGATAACGTTTTGATCGAAGGGGATTTCAATATTATCTCTATTTATCCAAGGGTATACATGGATGAGGTTACTATCTCTATTTACGATGAGATCACAGATGAAACAGTTGTAGAAGATGTATTTACTTCATTTGGGGAGAGAGGTCGACAGGATATTTATGTGGATTTTGATTTTGAAGATGATAAGAGTTACTTGATAGATTTTAAGCAGGTCGATACGGAAATACTAATATTTAGAGGTCGCTTATTTTCTACAAGCGAAACCAATATACAGGAGTTTAATCGATTCGATGAGGACACCGAATCTGGAATTATAGAAGCATGAAAAAAGATAGAGTACAAGTATTAAATTTCAACAATTACGAGCGTATAAACCCTCAAAGTTTATTACAGATTGGTAATAAGTTTCTCACAAATGGCCCAGATAATAGTTTCTTTACGACTGTAGAAAATGCTTATTTAGGATCGGCAACCTTACAGGCGGTTGTGGATGGCTATGTGAATTATATCGTAGGTGATGGATTAATAGCCGTTGAGGGTATTACCCAAGAGAAGCTAGATAGCATACTTTCTAAAGACGATGTTAATATGTTAGTGCACGAATACAAGCTACAAAGAAATAGCCCTTTACAAGTCATATACAACAAGGCTGGGGATTTAAAGGTTACAAAAATATATAGCATTCCAGCTCGACAAATTGCCGGTGATAGGCCCGATGATATGACAGAAGATCCTTTGGCGTATTGGTTTAGTTTTGATTGGAATTTAAGGGGCCGTTTTAGACCTCAATTAATACCAGCTTTTGAAAAGGGCCAGGATAGGGAAACAGAAATATACTACCTTAAAGGACATTCACCTCAACCTATTTTCGCTCTACCCGATTACTTTTCGGGATTGCAATATGCTCAGATAGAAGAGGAAGTTAGTAATTACCTGAGAAAACATATCAAGAATAATTTTTCAGCGGGTAAAATAATAAACATTAACCAAGGGGAAAGCATAAGCGAGGAAGCTGAAGAGGAAGCGGAAGCAACTTTTAAGCGAAAATTAACTGGTAGTAATAACGCTGGGGAAATTATAGTTTCCTTTAATAAGGATAAGGATTCAGCTACAACGGTAGATAGTATTGAGATAACAGACGCTTACCAGCAGTTTGAGTTCATATCTAAGGAAGCAAATTCTAAAATATTACTAGCCAATAAAGTAACCTCCCCTAGTTTGTTTGGGCAAGCGGTTGCAACGGGGTTTTCTAGCGATTCCGAGGAAATGAAAACAGCCTTAAAAACTCTATACAGAAATCAAATAAATCCAAATCGAAACACTATATTAACAGCTTTAGAAAACATTTTAAAAGTTGGTTATCCAGATATAAAACTAGATTTTGAAGATTTTGAAGAGTTAAGAGAAGGGGATGAAACTCCACAATTAACCGACAGCGTAACGGGAGAAAAAACCGACATTAAAACCACAGATAGCGAGGTTGAAAGCGAAAGCCAAGCGGGATTACGTGGATCCGTTGGAGGTGTAACGGGTATCTTATCAATTCAACAGTCTGTTATTGCGGGAACAACGGGTTATGATCCAGCAATTACCATCTTGAAAGAGGTTTTTGGATTTGATGAAGCCGTTGCTATTAAGCTTTTGGGCAATAAAGAGGATATTAATAAGGCAATAGCTGATAAAAAGATAGAATAAAATGGCAACACTACTATTAAAGGAAGATGACATCACAAAAAACACCCCTATAGGTGGTAATGTTGAGACAAGTCGTTTAATTCCAGCCATAAAATCGGCTCAAATCACAGCAATTAAGCCACTTATGGGGGAGGCTTTCTATGCTGAGCTAGTTGAGAAGTTTAAAACCGACGATCTCTCAACCGAATACGAAACATTATACGAGGATTACATTAAACCAATGCTTATTCACTTAAGCACGGCTTATTATTTTACGTATGGTGCTTATAATATAGGCAATAAAGGGATATACAAAGCCACAGGAGCAGACTCAGAGGGTGTTAATAAGGATGAGGTTGATTACCTAGTAAAAGCACAGGAAAAGCAATACGAATCCTATAAGAGGGGTTACTTTGCTTTCATGGAAGCAAACGCTAAACTCTTTCCTCTTTATAGTGCTGAGGAAACAAGGCTTACAAAGCGTCAAAATTACGGAGGTTGGACTTTTGGCAATACGGGGAAGGGGGGCGGAACTGCAAAGGCCATGGGCATTACAAACGCCCAATATTTGGCCATACTTGAGAGGCTTGATTTGTTGGATTTAGAGGTTGACGATAGGGTTTTTACGGTTACGGGTGATATTGTCGATAACACAGACCCTAAAAATCCAGTTGTAACTGGAGAAGGAGGAGGTGGCAGTGTTGATTGGTGCTGTATAGGCGTAAACCTTGCCAATCAAACGGACTTACAAACCCTAATAGATACTCTTGTCGTAAAAGTTGCGGGAAGTAGCTTAATAAGCGATCAAGCTATAACAAGACTACAAAATACAAGCGGAACCAATACGGGCGATCAAGACCTTAGTGGCAAAGTTGACAAGGTTACGGGAAGTAGTTTGATTGAAAATGCTTCTATTGTAAGACTAGCCAATACAAGCGGAACTAATACAGGAGATCAAGACTTAAGCGGAAAAGTTGACAAGGTTGCGGGAAGTAGTTTGATAAGCGATCAAGCTATAACAAGATTAGAAAATACAAGTGGAACCAATACAGGCGATCAAGACCTAAGTGGAAAAGTTAATTCAATAGTAGCAAACGAACCCACAGGAAGTGATAAGGTTGTTAACATAGTTAGCTTAACACAAGCGGAATACGATGCAGGAACCCCTGTAGCCGACACCTTTTACATCATTACATAATGGCTATAAAAATAGGTAATACAGGCATAAATAAAGCATACTTAGGAGGTGTAGAAATTAAGAAATTGTATTTAGGTGCAAATGTTATTTTTGATAATTCCTTTACGGGGTTTTTAAA